CTTTCCAATCCTGCCATAATATATAAAGCTACAGCATCTAATAATTCTTCATCAATATCTACTTCAGCAGAATCATTATCTGTTGCAACAGGTTTTCTCATATATGTAATCACATCGTCTATAGGGTTATAGAATGTCCTGATAGCATCTATCGGTTCTTCTTGTACTATCAGTCGTTTTGCTGTTGCTTCGCTTGCTACGTGCATTAAAGCAGTCTGCAATCTAAATTTCAATTCACTATTTTCTGGCAGTGTTATTCTGTTTAGTGATTTGCTCTTTAGAAGCTCTTTAAATTCCAATAGTTTCATTTATCTCCTTACCATTGTTGTGGGTTATAATAGTCTTCACTATCATTATATAAGTCATCAAAGTTTCCTGCATGACTGCTTTCATATTCTGTTGCTGAATCACCAGTTGGGTAAACTATGAAGTCTGGGTCTAAGAAGTTAGCAAGACAGTCCAGAGCATCATCATGTTCTGTTGTTGCACCTTCTTTTGTGAAACCTTTGTATTCATAGTCCATTTCAGCTACTGATTCTTGGTCTATATCTGTTGGAAACCATATCTTTCCAGTCTTAAATAATGGCTGAAGAGCTGATATTCTCTGTTCTTTATTTGTTGTAGAGTTTAATTCTAAACCTTTGTACTGGAAATAAACTCCAGTCCTACTCATTTCTAACTGTATAAAATGGTCTAGTACTTGTTGTAGAGATGCCTTCTCAGCTCTAACTTCAAGTGGTCTAAACATCACAACGTGTTTGAATAATATATCAATCACTTCGCTAGGATTGTAGTTGCCAACATCTAGTTTTACTAGATATATGTTCTTTTCCTTGTCTACTCCTATTGTAGCTATTACCCTATAATCACCACTGTTTTTTACACTAACTGCTAAATCCATAGATGTGAAGAAGTTCATTTCTTTAAGTCTTGGTTTTAAGTCTTTATATTGATAATGTCTCAACCAATCATCTTTAAACACTCTAGTATCTTCTGATGTTACTTGAAGCATATATTCTCTATAGAACGAACCTTCTTCTCCTAATCCTTTAGCACCTTCGTATAGTTTCCAGATTTTGTCTTTTGTAAATCTATCTTCCCAACTGGAAACAATGTCCTCTTTAGGACATGGGAAGACTTGTGCTACTGGACATTCTATTGTCATAAACTCTGAATGTCTTTTCATCTTCAATAGAATATCGTCCTCTGCAAATGGTGTGCCTACTACTACCATCTTATTAAAGTTCATATCAACTGCTGGATAAACTGAAGACATAAACCATTTAGTTACTTTCTGCCTTTCTGTCTTGCTAAATAAAGCATCATCTGGTAAAATCAATTTTGTTAAACTAACATTCGTTATTTGCTAGCCAATAATTTTTTTCTACTTCTTCTAGCACCTTGTTCGCTTCTGTTCTCAGCCCCTGTCACAAATTTGCAGACATGTTTTGAGTATACTGTGCTGTCTCCTAATATATCTTTGTCTAGTTCCATTCCTTTATAGTTCAACCAATCGTTAAACCCTTCTAGTTTTGATATATCTTCTAAGAAGTTTTCGAAAACTAACCATCTTGTATCTACTGTAACTTTTCCATAATATCCTTTTTTGTCTTTCTCGCTGTAGCATCTTTTAAGCATATTGTTCCACAGCTGTTTTGCTCTTTTCCAGAATGTCTTCTTCTTGTCTGGTATTCCATAGCATCCAACTCCATATATTGATGGAGAATAGTGGTCTTTCACTTCCCCACTTCTTATATCTGTAGTTGTAGCTGTTCTAGTGTATCCTGACTTTAGAAATTGTATAGGATTCTGTTCTCTAGTTCCAATAAATTTTAGAATTTTAAATTCTAACCCTAAGTTGTTTACAAATACTTTCCCTTCGTATTGTTCAACTAAATCTTGATGTGTTTTTCTTTTCATAAGAAATTTCCTTATATAAAATTATTTTCTATATGTCACCATATAGTTCGGACTATATCTTCATACTAACTGTATGCCCACCGCTTCCACCTACTTAGGTGTACTCCATTTCTGGATAGTCTCTACACTTTCCTGTGTTTCAGGCTTAGCTCGGTATTCTCTCATAGTATTTACTACAAGCTCTTCACCGAATTCAATGGGTTTATTTTTAATTCGACAACAATTTATCGTCGAATAATAATAGTTGTGGACGTTTACCAGCTCTCTTTGTACCACGTAATGATTGTCCTGAACCTTTTACTTGAATATACATTACATGACCTTGTTCGTTCCTAAACCTTGCATTCTTCTTTGTTGCTTTCTCTAGTGTAAGAGTCTGTTGCAACACCTCACTGTTCTCCCACATAAATACAATCTCTTCCAGAAGTCCAATTGCTTGTTCTTCACTTGCAGAGAATATCATCAAATTCTTTATCTGTTGTTGTTCACCATCTTTGTTTACCATGTTTGGCATATATCCAAGTGAAGCAACATATAATGATAACTTTGTGTTCAGTACTGTTGTTTTAGCACCACCCCTGTGTACAATTACTTGAACTCTGTCTTCACTACTAAGCGTTAAGTCTAACATCTCATAATGTATTCTAGGAGTCTTATTATCCTCTTCTATCAAGTTTAAGTTGCACCAAGACAAGAAATCTATTGACTCTTTATTTGGCTTATATGGCTTAGTGTAATCAGGTCTATAAACTCTACTATTTGACATACTCGACATCTATAATATCTCCCGATTGGTCTACCATCTTTCCTTGCCCAGTTAATGATTCAATCTGTTTTTGCATCTTAACCATAACTGCATCAGCTGGTTTAACTTCATGTGTATGTTCTACCTGTACTTTAGATTCAATCTGTTGTTTAATGTATGGTTGCAATGCTTTCATAGCTTCAGTAACCTCTCTTGGACTACTGCGTCTATCTCTTACAATTTCCATACCCCTCTGTATTATAGTCTTTACTTCTCCGATATACAATGTATCATCATTAGGTCTAAAGTATCTAACTAGCTCTTGTACATATTTTGCTCTAAATGTAGAACTAGCTCTACTAATAGCTGTTTGTTTGTCTACGTCAAAAGCTTGTTCGTAAGCTCTCTTTCTGCTAACTCCTTCAACTATAAGTTGTGCAAACTCTACTGCTTTTGCAAAACGTTCTTTATCTATTCCGAATCTAGTTCTTATAAGCTCTAATTCTTCTAGCTCTTGCTGTGTTTCTGCTACTACTATATCACTCATTTAACTCCTTGTTTATTTTTAGCTGAACTTATACAACAATATAAGCTCAGGTAAAAACAGAAGGTTATTTAACCTCCTGCCCTTCTTTATATAAACTATCTTCAAACAAGAACTTATGTTCTTCTGGTAGTTGTTTAAACACCTCATAAGCTAGTTCTCTAATCTCCCATAGTGCTGCTTTATTTGTACGTAGTGCTAAGAAGTTTTGTAATGACCTAGCGTTAATAGTCCATACTAAAGATGTTTTGTAAGCTTCTGGAATACAATATTTAGCTAAATCATTAGGTACACCTGCTCTTAAATCTTGTCTAAGATTTTCTAAAGCTAACATTGAATTATGGTCAGTTCTATCATTCTTAGTAAATACTAAATATTTTGAGGCTCTTTTACCTATATCTGTATCATAGCATTTAAAATCACTCTCAAGATAAAAACTCTTCTCACCTTTAAGCTCCTTAAGAGTATATCTAGTACTCTTAACACTTAAAGAAGCCATACGATGTCTTGCCAACTCTTGGAGACAAGCTCTACTAATACTATCTATATCAAATGTATAGTTTAAATGTTCAATAGTTGAAGCGTGTTTATGTTTTAGTGCTACACGTTCTATACGCTCTGTATTACACCCTGGCTCTGTTCGTATATGGTCGTACTCATTAAACACTTCGTTGTATACCAGCTTATCTGGTGTAGGTTTATCCCAGCACTTGCCTATGGCTTTATCTGCAACCCAAAGCGGTGTGTTATTTAATAATGTTACTTTCATTTTTTTCCTTTAGTTTCTAATAGACAACAATATTGCAATCTCAGTTATTGTAGATATTATTCCTATTGCCATTACTTTGTCTAGTGTCATCTCTATTTATTTCCTTTAAATAAATAATGCATAAACCAAGCAGTTTGAATGCTTGTGTTTAATACAATTGCTAGTTCAACTATAGTCATATTACTATCCATGACAAGCTAAACATTCATCGTCTTTAGCTTTATGTTTAGCTACATCATTTAATGACCTAATGTAGTATAAACTATGAATCTGTTCGTTGTTAAATGCAATACTATGAAGTCTTGAAATTTCTTCTTCAGATACTGACTTATCAAAATAGAAATTAGTTGATTGTCCTTGACAAACAAATGGTTGTCTATCTGCTGCAAATGTTAATATTAACTCTTGGTCAATTTCAAATGCAGTTCTAAATACTTTCTTCTCATGTTCTGTAAGCCAATCTTCTTCTTGCACCGAGCCTTTCTGCTCTGCAATTCTATTCATAACTTCTTCAGTATACATTTCACGTTCTTTCATCAACTCTAAGAATGTTGGATTGATTCTGAATACGTTACCACCTGCAGTATCTTGTGTAAACACATTTGCAAATACAGGTTCTGTTCCTTGTGATATACCTCCAAGAATAATTGAAGTAGACATTGTTGGAGGATAAGCAGTTCTGTGACTAAATCTCTCTCCGTAACCTTCCATCCATTCTGGTTCACCAACATGTTTAGCTAAGTATCTTGATACATCTAATGTATCTGCTTGTAGTCTTTTTGCAATTAACTTATTAAACATACGTGTTTGCAAATCACCAAATACCCAACTTTGTGACTGGAAGTAAGTTGTTAATCCAAGCATACCAATTCCAATTGCTCTTGACTTTTCAGTAAACCTTACTACCTTTTCGAAGCCTTCCTTACCTCTTGCCTTAATAAGCATATCTTCTACTACAGCATCTAAGAAGAACGTAGCTATCTTAACTAGCTTTGTATCTTTCCATTCATCATACTTTGTAATATTTACACTAGACAGTACACATGTAAAAGAATGTCTCTCATCACTCATTAGAGCTATCTCAGCACAAAGATTACTTGCTTGCACATACAAACCTCTATCTTTGTACATTTGAGGTCTAGCACGGTTTACTTTGTCTTTAAACCAGAAGTATCCTTTACCAACAGTCATCTTTGTTTTTAACATCTTCTTCCAGATATGGTCTGCTCTCTCTGGATTTGTTTTAAACATCTCTTTATAACTATCAGTTAATGTCCATCCAATGTTTAAGCCTTCTGGGTCTGCATGTAGCTTAGCTGCAACCTCATCAAAGTCTTTATGAAGCACGTCAATATATTGCCCTGCTTGGCCTCTTCTTGAGTTTCCTTGAGATACCTTGTCCATATCATCTACTACACCATCCATAAGCTGTGTCACACCAGTAGCATAGCCACCTCTCGAAATAGGTGCACCTCTATGTCTAATTGGGTCAAGCACAACAGATGTACCATAACCTTCCTGAGTTAGTAGTGCCAACTCTTTTCTTACGTCATAGAATCCAAGAATAGAATCATGTGGTACTGAACCACTGCATGCTACTGGATGACCTCTTTCAGTTCCCATGTTTGTTAAAACAGGTGTCGATGGACTTAGCCAACCTTTCCACATTGCATCAAAGAAAGCATCATACCAATTGCTATATCCTAGCCAAGCTGGCACTTCTAACTTGAATTTAAACATATATATATGCTCAGCTCTTGCAGCTAATCTTGCATACATATCAATCGGTGTTTCTCCTGTTTGTAGATAGTTCTTCTCTACTAACATTTGATAGCCAGCTGTTGTCATCCATTCAGGTGCTTTCCCTTGTTTTTGCAACATTTTTCTTGTCTTGCTATATTGTTCATATTTGCTATTCTGCATCTAAAAACTCCATTCTACTAAATCCTTCTTCACTCCATGTTCTTGTGTAAGAGTTTGTTCCTTTTACAAAGAAGTCATGAATCTTGATTGCATTAGCTCCTTTATAGAACCAATCAGCAATTGTAGTATCTGTTATATCATATTTAAGTTGTATCTTCATTGTAGCTGCAACATAATTAATTCTACTTCTAATAAACTGTTTAAGTTGCACTCTATTGATTCCACTAATGTACTTATCATCAGTTTCAAACAGGTAGTCGATAACAGCATCTTCATGTTCAATAATTACTCTAGCTACTTCTACAATCTGTCTTTCTAGTTCTTTCATATCATACGATACATTCAATGCCTTCATTTCTTCATTGTAAGTATTAAACAGATAAGCTGCTAGTTCTCCATGTAGTACTTCATCATTAACTACGTAATCAACACCTGAGATAGTATTTGGAGCTAAATTATTGCCATTTGCTTGAAATGATTTAAGCATTGCAAAGTTACTAAACAGTAATACTTGTTCAATAAATGCTACAGTTGCCAATGTTAAAGGTTTGTTGTTGTCTGCATTCTCAAGAATATCATTCAGCAGCTTTAGTTTCTTTTTCAATTCCTTAACTGTCTTTTGTGCCTTTTCTGTATCTTCTGGAGCAATATTTAATACATCATTCATTTTTTGATAAAAGAATGCATGTACAGATTTCTCCATTGCAGCAATAGCAGAACAAGCACCTTCAATCTCTGAATGAGGAAACCACTCTTCCACCTTAGCCCAAATCTTACCTACAGTTTGTTCAATTTCTACAAACAGACTTAAAGTTACATTCACTAGCTTAAACTCATCATCTGTCATCTTAGTAAGGAAATCATGTATATCATTCTCTACTTTGATTTCTTGTGCATACCATACAATGTCTTGTTGTTTCTCCATAATAGCTTTTACTTCTGGATATTTATAATCTCCAAACAAGCTAGGTGTTTCTAATTGAATCTTTTTATTCATATCTAACCACCTTTATCTGATGCCAAGTAATAAGGCTAACTTTTCCCTCGTATTCAACCTTGCATCCATATTCTAGTTCCTCTATCAAACCAGCTGAAATCATTTCGTCTGTTGTTAGATGTAATAATATTTTATTGTTCATTTTAAATTCTTTCCTCAATATATTGTCTAAACTTCTTTGATTTGAAGTATTTGTTTTGTGTACTGCAATATACAGACCACATATCAATGACTTTGTCCTTATCTTTTTTCTTTGTATAACCGTTATTAATTTGCATTACTACTTGCTCTGCAATACCTATAAAATGTTTTCTACTCAATTTCACATCCTTTAAAATCTGCTTTGTACCAATTAGCCACAGCTTCTTCTGACTTGTCTTTCTCGAACTTGCCATTAACAAATGTACCAACTCTTGAATTGATTTCTTTGCCTACTTCAAGTAATACTTTCTCTGGGTTGTATCCAAGCTTCATAAGTTCACCAACAGCAAACACTACAACATCTGCATAAGCATCTACTTTATCTTCAGTAGTCGTTTCTCCGTACACATCTTTAACTGCAATCTTCTTATGCATTAATCTTTTAACAAATAGTACAACCTCTTCTTTTAGTTGTCCTCTTTTGCTTTTGTCTACATCATACCCAATACTTTCAAGTAGTTCTTCAACGATATTTGCATGTGCATCTAACGCTGAGTATTCTTTTAAATGCAAACCTCTGTCTGTTTGAAATCTTGTAATTGCATCTAAAGCTGTTGTTTGTTTTATTTCTTCCACTATATATTCATTTGCTAAATTGTTTTCAAACTCTTCTTCCATTGATAACCTTCCATTTAAGTACGCCATGGCTGTTCTGTCTTCACATTTAGAACAATATCTAATTTTTTTATCAAGTACTGCTACAGGACCCCCAATTCTAATAACCTCTACAATGTCACCCAGTTCAGTTACATACTTTTTTCCTACTTCAAGTTGTAAATTTTCTTTCATATCTATCCTTAACTATTTGCTTTATTTTTTCGTGTGAATCACCCACCGTGACAACTACCCAATCACTCATTCTATAACATATGAATATCTTTGTTGGTTTACCTCTATAGTCTTTCTTTAAAACGTAAAAGTCTACTCCAAAAAGAGTAAACTTGTTTTTAGCCATAACTCTCTTAGGTCTAAACTCTTCTTTCAAGTATCGCAGCAAAGGATTACTCCTCTACTACTTCCACGTCAGTTGCTTCTGAATCTAAGTCTTCTTTTGCAATGTTACCTTGTGCAATAACATCTGAACAGAACACACTAAAGATACTACGTGCTAACATTTGTTCCATTACTGGACCTCTTGTCTCTTTAGGATATACAGATACATTCTGTACTTGAGTTAAAGCCCAATCTTCCAAGTAATGCTTTTCAAATACCAACTTAAAATCATCATTGTTTAGAAGACGAAGCATTGCTTGTCCTCTTTCTACTTCTACTTGTCTATTGTCTACTTGCTCATTCATTAAATTAAATCCTCCTCTTCTTCATTTACTTCTTCTTCTGTTGAACCACCACCAGCTTTGTAAGCCTTATAGTCTTTATCTTCTTTGTCTTTTAAGCGTTCTGCTACCTTATCTGACTTCTCAGAACCACATGCATATACATCATAGATTTCATTCTTCTCAGTTACTTCTCCATTGTAGTATCCAAATACCTTTTGAATAGCTACATCACATTTAGCACCATGACAGTCTTTTAAACAAGTTAATATTAATGGTTGTTCATCTTTCATTACTTGTGTACCATCACTCTTCTTGATTGAGTCTTGGAATGTAGCTAGTGATTTAATGCCAGTTACTTTTGCAAAACGTAACCAAGCTTCATATCCATATTTATTATCTGCACCACTTGCCCACTTAGTATCAAGTACATAAGCTTGATAAATAGTTAGTTCATGTCCATCTTCTGTCTTTACAGTTACGTCTAGTTTATTATTCCCTTTCTTTGTTTTGCCAAGTACTGCACGTACAATTGTTGCATTCTTATATACACCTGTATCAATTAAGCCGAAGCCACCTTCTTGTTGTTCTGTTACCTCTTCTACTTCTTGTAGATTAAAAACTAATTCCATTTCTTATTTATCCTTTTGTTTTAATATTTCTAAACTGTCTGTTAGTTTTGACAGTACTCCTAAGTCTGAGTATGTTATTAACAGACTAAAATGTTCAGGGTATTTCTGTATTGCTTTTATATTTTCACCAATAGGAAAACCCAGTTCCTTACAACTCTTAGCAAATCTCTTTAAACGCTCTTTATCATTATTGAAGAATCTAAGCAGTTGTTCCTGTACCTGTTTCTTAGTTATAGTACTCATCTATCTTCTCTGCAATAAACAGAGCATCATTCTTTACTACGCCTTCAAATAATCCTCTTGGACTTTTTGCTGTATTCTTCTTATTGCTCTTGTATTGCATAATGACATCTTCCATCTCTCCAGTGTCATCATCGTATATAGGATTAGTGAATAGTACCACTGCAACTTCTTTTTCAAGATAACCATACTTTAACTCTTTACCTTTTACCCTTGCGTAAGCTTTTGTTTCTCCAAACTCTAAAGCTTTCTGTTCTGGTAATGCAATAATAAATGTTTGTTGTGGTAGCTTCTTTAACTTCCAAATTGTATCAACAATCATTTGATTATATTGTGCCCATACCTCAAAACCATTGAATGCAGTACTTGCATATTTATTTACAATCTCTGTTAAAGATGTAAAGCTATCTAGTACAACGTAGTCATACTTATCTGTCTTTTGTAACTGACTAATAGCACTGTCTAGCTTTTTGTACGTATCTGCCATTACATTCTTGAACTGATTGAAATTCCTCATTGGAAGAGGCTTCAATTCTGTGTTTAGAATCAGTGTTCTCTCTGGTGGTAGTGTTTCAAACATTGAACTCTTACCTGTTCCAGACTCCCCACATATTAATACTACTGGCTTACTCATTCATTCTCCCATAATTTTAGTTTGTTGTTCTTATATTGGTCAAGTCTGACTAACCTCATTGATAAAACAGCATCTTCTTCTGAATCAAAATATGATACGTATTTATCATAATCGAATCCATCTATACTGTATACAATCTTCTCAGCAGTCTTAGGACCAATTCCTTTTGCACCTTTGATACCATCAGTGCTATCACCCATTAATGCTTGTATCCAATAGTTTGTATCTATCTGTTCCTCTGATAAACCTTCAGTCCATTCCCACTTCTTGTAGTTAAAACAGTCTACTGGACTATGAGTGTATATATCTTTGTCAATACAAGCAATAACTACGTTCTCTTTCTCGTAAGCTCTAGTAATAACAATATCATCTGCTTCCATATTGTCTATTTGAGTCATACCTAAACGAATAGACACCATCTGCTTTAACTCTTTTATTCCTACAATGAATGTAGGCTTCCTGTTAGCTTTATAGCTATTTGTTAAGTCATGTCTAAATGTTTTCTTTGGACTGAATATAATCTCTGTATTTAACTTATCTGTCTTTTGTAAATCATATTGTTTATATACAGCACTCTCTATATTACTTACTGTACTACAGAAGTCTTTGTAAGCTAGTTCAGGAAACCAATGTTGTTTCTCTATATCTTGATTTCTATAACAGCTAGTGTATAAAATAGAGTCTGCATCTATTACCAAATTAACTTCCATCTGATAAAACCAATAAAAAGTCTACTACTTCTCTTCTCCACTCATCTAAGTTTTTAACTTCTTCAAGCATATCTAATAATTCTTTCGCTCTTTCTTCCATTATATTTCCTCTACGTGACTTACGTAATCATATTTGTCCATAGCTCTTTCCATTGCAGTTTCTGCATTTGGAGCTCTGATTGTTTCTGTTACGTTACTGTTCATAAAATGAATCAAGTACTTGTTCATTTCTTTCATCCTCCCATCTCATTTCCATTTCATCAAAGTGTGAAATACAGTGTTCTTTGCAACATGAGCATATGTCCGTATCCCAATATATAGGTGCATCACAACAGTTACTTAATCCTAGTCTATCTATTGCAATTTCCATTTATTTCTTCCTCAAGGTCTCTAATATGCTCTATAAGCATATTAATATCAAACATAGAAATAGTTATATACTTTCTACCGTATTTATTTCTGATTGCAACTACTTCATATAATTCTTCTAAACTACTTTCAGTTAAGTTCTCCATACTGTTTGTTTCCTTTCTACGTTAGCTGGATAAAACTTACCAGAGATGTTATTGTTTAAACAGTCTAGTCTAAACAGAACTCTCTCTTTTACAAGTAGTTCTACTTCTCCGTAAGTTAATCCACCTTTAGTTTTAAACACTTTAAGAATTGTTTTCTTTTTCACTACCTTGTATTTGCCCCAATCTGAAGAACCTTCGTATTTTCTCCAATTTGATTCCTTTAGTACTTTCCTTTTCCTTTTGGACCCTTTGAGTGGTGGTAATGTTTTCCTAACAACAAAGTTCTTCTTACCGAAGTATACAGTACCATCTGTATAATCAATTCTATAAGTGAATCCTTCATAACCCGTAAAATCTTGCACTCCAGATTCATTATTCCATTCCTTCATCTTCTACCTATTGGTAATTGCCTACCTAGTTTAGCACATATATCACACTTCATATATGCTTTACCATTTAGTGTACACTCTTTTAAATCTTTCTTTGTAGTACACACAACACAATGTTTACTGCTTCCAATTCTCATAGCTTTGCATCCTTCTGTATAGACTGTCCATGTATCCTGCTCTAGGTTTTCTGTCTCTATAGTCTACTACATCATCTATAATCTTGACAGCATCTTCATAACTAAATCCTGCTTCATACAATTCACAACTCAGTATCCATAAACTGTTATGGAATCCTGCTGAAGTTGTTTCTTCATAGTATCTCTTGTATGTTTCAAAAGGATTGTCAGCAATATCTGCAATAGCTTTATTTGACAGCTTCTTAACCTTAGGAGACACAGCTTCTATATTCTTTACTAGCTCACTAGCAGGTAAATCATCACCTTCATTGATTAACAATTCTCTGTCTTTATAACCATAATAAATCTGTGCTTTTGGTAATAAGTCAATCTCAATACCCAAGAACTCAGATACCTTCTTCATGAAAGGTTTCCACTTATCATTCTCAATATCTACTGTAATGTCAGTAGGTAATATAACTCTAAACTTATAAGGGTTATTACTACTAGTTCTAGCAATAATATGGTTAAAGTCACACAACATGTCTGAAGCTTCAGTATCTGTAATTCCGTCATCATCAACATCGAGAACAACAAAATCAGCACCAGATATAATATAATCTTTTCCACGAACACCTCCTTTGAATTCAAATGGACAATAAGCAGTATCAGCTTTCATAAGATTACCAATCTTCTCAAATGTAGTCTTCTTATACGTATAACCACTAGCTGTCTTTTGTGCTCTTTCTTCCTTTGAACCACTTACCATTATGTATGAAGCTCCAAGTCCTTCTTCTTTCTCAAAGCTCTTATATATTACCATATTATCGTCTGTAAGCTCCAACATTCCTTCTTTACCTAACTTACTGTTAGCTAGCTCTACAATCTGTTTAAGAGGAGCTCCTGTTGATTTAATCCACTTCTTCTTAACCATTTCGTGTGCAGATAAAGTCTTACCTCCATTCTTGTAATGGTCTACTAAGATTTCATATTTCTGTCTATTAGCCATATAAGTAAACTTCTTCAAATGATTACTGTTTAGTTCTGCTACATATATTGCTTCTTTTAAGTCTTGCATAGTCACACTGTCATTGCCATTAAAGACAGAATATACTCCTGCTAATTTAAAAGCTTTCCAATGTCTATGGTTAAGCTCTAGCTGTACAGCTTCATCTTCTGTTTCTTCTTTGCTTAACTCTTCACAATAAACCTTATAGAGCTTGTATAAGCGATTTGCATCCTCATCTATGGAAATATGCATGTAATCTGTTTTAATCGCTTCTAGTGCTATCTTCTTGCTTCTGAGAGATACTTCTGTTAGTAACTCATTCGACTTATCCTCAAACGATATAATTTCATCTAAGATTTCATCAACTGATGTAACTTCTGTCTTTTCCTCTTTAAACTCAGGATACACAAAGAAACATCTTCTTGCTAACTTACTGATGAACTCTGTCTCAAACTTCTTTAAAACAGATTCGTCCTCTAATATACCATATTCAGAACCTATAAACAGTGCACTCATTCCCATACCATGTACTTCATCTGATTGCTGTGTTCTATCTTTCAGAGGTTTAGATTTCATATCTCCTACATCAAACAGTTGTGATACTAACTTGATATTAGGAATCATATCAGGATTGCTTGCTAACTCTGTTGATATTTCATCTACATATAAACTTGGTAGTCCAATACCTTCTCTTGCAAAGTCATTCAATCTCTGAATCATACCAGCTTCTGTAGCAATAGCATTGCTTAATGGAGCAGGTTTCTGTACCTCAGTATCTGTTTCTTCTGCTAACTGTTTTGCTTTATCCCATCTATACTTGTCAATCACATCATAACCACCCTTTAAGGCCTTTTCTAGCTTTAGCATACTAGATGTCTTCTTGGCTCCACTCTTCGCTAGAACGAAAGCTATGACGTTACAAGGGATAAGATTATCCTCTGCTAATTTAATCTTTAAATGAAAGTGGTTTGTGAATGTAGCCATACTATAATTTGCAATAGTTAATGACATTGGAAAAGGTATATCTTCACCTAGTATCTCTGTCATTTGATGTGCTGTTTTATTCTTATGTTCAGCAAACACATTTAATCTGTCTAACTCCTGTTTAACTATCTCCAGTTTTGTCATCTGTTTTTAACTCCATATAATAAACATCTGGTGTTCCATACTTCTTAAGATTCCAATTTGAACAAGCAAGTTCTGGATTGAATATTTCAATCTTAACTGGAACAAAACCATATTCTTCTGCTAATTTTCTCATTGGTCCATCATAGCACACCAATACAAATGCTCTTGATGCATCATAAGAATCATTTCTAGCTACCTCTAGCCTCTTTTTAAACAATTCCCTACCTTTGCCCTTCTTTAACGAGAAAAGTCCTTTAAGCTCATTCCAGAGTGTTGTAGCAAACCCTCCAATAACTTCACCATTCTCAAATACTAGATAGTACTTGTTTGCAACAATATCTTCATCTAACATGCAACTTAAATCATTTTTCAATCTGTTTAGCTGCTGTTCGTAATAACTTTTATATACTTCTACTACCTTCATTCCATCTCCATTAATATCTGTGCTAACTTTCTGTATTCATAACTGTCTTTGCACAATCTTCTGTCTATCCATAAACGTTCTGTCTTTTGTGTCTCATTTTCAAAGTCTTTTGGAATCTTTATTTTATCTTCCATTTCTACCCTTTTATGATTTAATCTATTTTAACGATTTTACGATTTTACAATACACCTACTACGTATACCTACTTCGGGTACCGAATAGGAACCTAATCGGGTACCGAACATCAAACTCCCTAAAATAGGGATTCTTGTATTTCTGAGTTCAAATATACACTAGCTATCTTTTTTTTAATTTGCTACAACAAGTTATCTAATTTTGAACTAGAAGATATACCTTTGCTTAATATAGCTTTATTTTTAATCTCTTCTATAATCTCTCTAAAGTTCAGTACTTTATTCCAGTTAGTTAAAGACACACTGCTTGTAAATATAGGTTTCTTATGTTTATTGTATCCAATCATAATCTTCACAGAGTATCCACCTTTAGTTAATCCAAGCATATTCCAACCATTAATCTTACAAGACATATTGTTCTTAAAGTCAAATAGCTCAAGTATCTTCTTTTCTTGTTCTGTTAAGCTATCTTCAAACTTATTCTGTCTTTCAACTAACTCTTCTAACTCATCCATCTATTCTTTTAAGTTCTCTTTGTGCAAAGTATACAATCTTTTCTAAATCATATTTAGCACTAACACTGTCTTTCTCACCAAGTCTATAACAAGCTTTGAAGATATTTCCAATGCTAAAGTTCATATCTTTGTGTTCAATTAGGTCTTGCAACTCTTCTGTATCTTCTGGTAAATCATAATATGATGCTGAGAGTCCATTTGAGGTGCCTAGAAGCTCCGAACTATCTTCAGATGACTCTTTACCTTTTAAAGCTTCCAAAACGTTTTCTGATGGATTAAATTCAATCCAGTATTTGCCACTAGCAGCTTTGTTTAGTTTTGTACGTTCTGTTTCTTCGTTTAGCTCTTTCTCATGCTCATAAAAACAGTACACTTGTTCACCTTTCTTAAACCATTGACCATCTCTTTTTCCAGATTGTCTTACAACTTTACCATTTTCCATAGCTTCAACTGCTTCTTCGTACGAAATAAATTTGGTAATTTCTTCTACAATATCAAATTCCCACTCTTCAAAATTAGCTTGACTTAGACCATCTTCAGTATATGTTTGGTTGTCGTCTCCTCTGAATGGAAATCTAATCAGTCCCGACCTTCCAATTATTTCAACTTCTTGACCATTTCGTAATCTATATTTTTTGCCTACTTCTATCTTTAACATTGTTTTTCCTTAATTTAATAATTCATTCATAATGAATGATTTTTGGTGAGCTACGAATTCTCCAGTTTCTTGATAATATTCTGCTTGTGCAACAATATCTGCATATATGATTCTTGATGCAATTGTAGACACTTCTTCACTATAGCCAAGCTGCAGTGCATTTGTATAAATAATCCCTGCTTGAATACCAGCTACAATTTCTTCATTCCTTGGTGAAAAATCTAAATCAAATGCTAGATGTATTTTATCGTGGAATAGTCTAGCTAACACATTCATTTGTGCAGAAGAATAAATTGTATTCTTGCAACTTTCTTTAGATACTGTAATAAAGCCATTCTTTTCTGTCTCTTCCTTGAATTCCTCAAAGTTGTTTGTTGTTTTCTCTGCAGTACCATACATTACATTTTGTGTAACATATAATATAACCCTTTCTAATGCTTGTATGCCTTCACTATATTGCTTTAATGTCATCTTTTATCCTTTATCTCTTTAAGTAGTCTTTTTAGTTTCGTTTCTTTGTCAGTAGACCATTTACAGCCTACTAGTCTTTTAATGAAATTCATTTTCCGTTTACCCTGCGTTGAATGATGAACACACTACTTCCCCATCTTGCAGTCCTGTAGCTGTACCTATTTTCTCAACTGTAACTTGTGATGGAGTATCTGCCCAATCACCAAAGTAGTTAAAGTCGTATTTTTTATTTGATATATAACCAATATTTGGATAAATCTTTCGAGCTTCTTCTTCTGATTTTGCTACTACAATAGCACTGTCATATGTATCATAACCATTATTTACATCTTGAGATATTCTATATAAAAATAATTCCATTCAGTATTCCTTAATTATACATTTGTTTAAGTCTGTCGTGTGTTTCTATAATCCATTTGTCATATTTGTCTGTTTGTATAGCTTCACAGTTTTCATGTTTATACGATATTAATCCACCATCAAAACAATATGCTCTTCTATTTTTCACGTTATAGAATCCAATTACTCTTCTGAAAATATCTGTATTATCCCAGCATAATACTGGTTGCCCATCCCATAAATTGTTTTCCTCATCGTACTCTACATCTATCCAATTATCATCATCGAAACAAGGTTTTGTTTGTGAGAGTATTGTACCTATTTTATTGCTAGACATATTTGTTGTCATTACTACTTCAAGAACACCATCTTCTATTTGCTTTACTATCGTTCCTGTTAACGTACTTCTTCTGAATATTGGGTATTTTTTTACTTCAATACCCAATTGTTTCAGTTGTTCTGTTGTTAGTTCTACTGTATACTTTTTCACTTTGATATCCTTAATCGAAGTATGAAACACGATTTAATCTTGCTTCTTTAATTTGTTCTAGCTTAACTTGAATTAGTGCTTCTGCAATTAATTCTTGGTCAATGTTTTGACCCAATCTCTTTAATGTAGCTACAACTACTCCAAAATCTCTCTTAGCATAAGCCTTAGCGTCTTTTAGCATACCTGCTTCATCAGTTGCATAAGTCTTTTGTGCTTGTCTTCCATTAGTTCCTGTGTTTGTAAATGCCATATTTGTGTCCTTTTATTTGTGTTTAATATGTGTAAGTCTGTTACGACAACTAAAGTTTTTAACTTAGAGATTTTTGTTTCTCTGATAAATAGTTTCATTGAAACTCAAACAAATAAAAATAAAGAGTTTAGCTTTAGCTAAACTAATCAATATAAAGATAGGTATTATAAATTTATACAGTGAGCTTTGCGAACTCTTTTAACTGTATGCACCTTTAGTAAAAACAATTGCCTGAGGTTGTTCAGCAGAGCAAGTGTTAGTCCTTAACAAAAAAAATATACACCAGCTTTTAAGCTAGTGCATACTCTGACTTTTGTATTAAGTCTTTAGTCAATGTTCCTTCTTTCTTTACAGTTACTTTACTACCTTTTATTTGTGTTAGTATATCTGATAGTAAATCGCTTTCAAGTATTTCTGATAAGATGTCTTTGTAGTTCTGTCTCAGCTTATCTACATTGTTTGGATGTACTGAGAACGAGTCGTGAATAGTATGTATAAACTCATCACCCATACGTCTTATCATTTCTCTAGCTACATAACCATCAACACTGTGGATAACATTTGGAGCCATTCCTTTATTCTTCTCAGATGGTCTGTAATCTTCATATTCTCCTTCAAGTTCTACACCAAAGATTTCTGTCTTAAACTTTACCTTGCTCTTAACGTCATATCTTACTTTAAAACCATCAGGTAGTGTCCATCTGTATGTACCTATATTCTTATCATTTAATGATTGAATTAAGTCCATAGCTTTCATTGCATTTGGTGCTATTTCATACATAGCTTCAAAGAATGCAGTTTCTACAACTGGAACACCATTTTCATCAGTTAATGGTAACAACTCTGTATTATAGTACTCAAGTTCTTCCTTGTTCATATTCTCAGCTAACTCTAGGAATGCCATTGAATGTCCATATAAAGTTACCATTAGTGGTTTCTTACATATGTTTCTTGTGAAGAACTCTGTGTTCATTGCTTTATTCATTGCGTTAGCTAACATCTGATAAGCATCCATTCTGTTGTTATAAGAACCAAGTGAAGCAATTTCACTAGTTCTTAAATCAGCTGTCAATACACCATACAGCTGTAATGCTTGGTTTGAAGCATCCATTGGAATAACAATATGTACTTCATTGCCTTTCTCGTGCTCTCTAAGAGCTTTTACTGCATTGTAGTACATAAATGGACTACCAGCTTGTTTCGTTAGTTCTTCAAGCTCTGAGTTATGCTCATCTACCCACTTAACTTGCTCATCAAATTTAAGCTTGTCTAGTCCAAACTCACTACAAATATTTACCTTTAGCCATTTTAGTCCACTCTCTGTTAGTCTTAAGTCTTTCATATTATTTCCTTTTTATTTAGTTAAATTTTGGTTTTAAAGAACCTTTTTTCCACTTGTCACCTTGTGTTGTTACTTGGTATCCAGTAGCATAGATTCTTCCTCTAAAGTCATATCTATATTGGAAATGGAATCCTTGTTGAGTTCCTTCTCTCAGATAATCATAAACTACGTCTGAAGTTAGTGTTGCATGTTTAGCTTTCAATGTAGCTACACCTTCTTCGTCACCTTTCTTTGAGAATTTATCCATCAAGTAGTTGCGTTCTCTGTTTGCATTTACATACGAATGTATTTCCCAAGTGTTTGATTGAAGCTTATCTAGTACATCAAGTACTTCTTCTGGCTGATTAGCTTCACCTCTATTTAAAGTACATTTGTCATCAGTAGTTCTATAGCCACTTCCTATCTTCCAAGACAATACTTGTCCTGCTTTGATTGGTGGTTTAAACATTGACAACTCTACGAGTTCTGCACTGTCAGTATCATCTGAGAATGCTATTTCAAGAACTTTAAGTGTATACCATTGTCCATATTCGTCTTGTTGTTGTTTAGTAATTACATCAAACAGTACACCTTCAGAAGCTTCTAGTATAGCTTTCACTATTCTATGTTGTTCTTGTGGTTCTGCATCAATATACTTTACAATTGTAACAAACATCTGTTGTATAGTTATGTGTCTTACATCTATTGCTTCTATGTAAGTTCCTACATTCTTATTACCTAAAACTGCTAGGAATCTTAACATAAAGTTATCTGAGTTGTATCCTAGTATATTGTCTATTGTTTCAAAATAGTCTGGATACTCATTGTTTATTTGCTCAATGATTGTAGATAGATTAATGTTTAAACGTTCTTGTAATTTGTCCTTAGAGAACAATTCCTCTACTTCTTCTTGAGTAGTCTTAGATAATAGTAAGTCAAGTGTTTCCATATTATAACCTTTGTTTGAGTTGTTTCTTAATGAGTTGCATTTTGAACTCATCCATTTGTTCTTCAGTGAACTGAACACCTATTTGCATAGCATTGATATAGAATGCCTTCCATTCATTCTTTACAATAAAGAACTCTTCTTTACTTAATAGTGCAGTTAAAGACTCTTTAGTCTCTACTGCCTTCTTTGATACTAAAGCCATTACACATAAGCTTTCTTTGGCTTAGTGTTAGTCTTTATGTTCGACACCTCCTTCTCGAATATAACTCTTTGTTTAGCTCTTTTGTGAGCTGCAACTAAATCTAAACCTTTATCCATGTAATGCTGTGTAAGTCTTTTAAGCATTTATTCTCCTTGTGATACTTTTGTTATAAAAAAGCCTGCTAAGGCAACTAAGCTAAAACCAGCAGTAGCTAGTACTGCTAATGGTATTAATGTCCCCACTGTTTATCCTTTAAGTTTATGTATTCTACATAACATTCTTTCAACTGTTATGTGCATATTTAATTGCCATTTGCAATCAACTATTAACATACTTCTATTGAAGCTCCATTGGTAAAGTTTTAACAACATTGTAAACTCCTTTAAGATGCTCTTCTTTTAAGAACATCTTCTAATGCTATTTTATTCTCAACAGCATATTTAGCTCTTTCAAGCTCCTTCTTACTCTTTACACATATTTGGATGGTATTATCACCATCTTTAAGCAAGCCACTTCTATGCAGCTTCATACTATTGCTATACAATGTAACACACAAACCATTTCTTACTACTAAATGCAAATACATTTCACATCCTTTAAAAATATTCATAAGTAGAGTGGTCTTTAGACCACAGCTTAATCTTGCTAGTACTATTAATCTCTCTTGTTCCAACAAGAAAAGTGTTTTAGAGGTGCTAGAACATTAGTTCTGCACCTTCAACAATTGGTGGTACTTCTACGATTTCTTGTTCTTCGTAGTAAGCTTTTATTGCTTCTTCAGAAGGTTGAATTTCTTCACAGTACCCATGTTCCTCTACGGCTAAATCTGCTTTACTAAGTGTGTATTCAAACATTATGTGTCCTTTAAATTAAAATATTCATCAAAAGAGTAGTCGCAGACTACTCTAGTAGAGCCTTTAAAATAAACTCGTTCCCTTTAATATACTTCACTGAAGAATTGTAATCAGGATGAGTTATTGAATCATCCATCCAAGTTGCATCACTTGGATGTAATTCTTTAGTGTAAACATTAAGAACCATAACAGAGACATTAAAGCCTTCAGTTGGATGAGGAACAGTTATGAATGCATAGCAGTTGCTATTGTTTGACTCAACAACAACTTCGGCTGAAGCCATTAGAAAGTGGTAAGCTTTATCAGCAACTAAAACGCGTTCAAAAGTAGAAGCTTTTTCGAACAAACTATAAACAACAGTAGACATATTGTCTCCTTTAAAGTAAATTAAGCAGATTGCTCTACTCATTAAAAGAGAATGCGAAGCATTCTAAACATTTACAGAATTGATTATGTCCTTGTATAAAGCAAAGAGTTTGAGAACTGCAAGTTCTCAATAGAATGAAAGATATGAAAAGATGAACGAAGCGAAGCGTAGTTCACACTATAATGAAAGAATGATATGCTTGGTCATTGATGTGTCCAATTCTTTATAACTAGATTCCAAGTACTAATGTAATATTGTAAAACACGTGAATGCAAAATGCTTGTGAAACACAATGAATTGCTACTACTATGATGCTCATAGAGTAAGCAGTGATTGCGTGTACTATAAAATTGTGTAGAAATTTAGGATGAAATTTAGGATTCCGTCCTAACCTCTTTAAAACTCCACTAAGTCCACCGACATAGTTCACCATTACATAGTATCGTTTAGTACCAATAAAAAGGAAGCTTCATTGAGTTCCTAATGATTGGTAGGGGGGGTGATGTAAGTGTAAGTTCTTGCGTCCGAAAGAGGTTAGGAATCCTCCATCACCTATTTTTTATCACAACTCTCTAAGGTCCATAAAACAGGACTTCAATCTTTATCCCCACTATAAATGTTGACTTTGTATATATTTTTTTTATATATATTATATATGCAAAATCTCTCTGTAAGCTATAGCATACGTCTGTACATATACTTCCTATATACGAAGTATGGATACCTTACTAACGAACCTATTGCTGCTGCTAATGCTATAGGTAATCTACTCTTAAAACTTATGCCTCTATTCTTTAAACAGTTGTAGAAGTTAATGTGTGGAGTTACTGGGTTATATGTTCCAGCTTCTCCTACTTCTATGTCATGTTGTTTACAACAACTCTGTCCTATCTCTATATCTTCCCATCTCTCAGGAAACATTGTACAGTAATCTCTCATTGCAGCATCTCCGTCAATACTATTAACATTGGTAATACTACTGTTGCTAATGCATCTTTATAATCTACAGTATGTTTATCATTGTTTAAATAGTCATATACTTCTTTTATTGTAGCTATAAGAAAGACAGATAGTAATGCGTTCATATCACTAAGTAACAGGTTCAGGAACAGGAATATCACTGTCCCATAAACCATATGCAATAACTTATCTTTCTGTATTTTAGACATCCCAGCTAATAATCTCTCCATTATCCAGCACTCACTTTCAATGTACCTTCATCATTCCAGATTGCTCCAGCAATTGATGGGTCTGCTGTTGGAATATCATCAAATACTATTTGTCCACCATCTGTATTATTTGCAAATAGAACAATCTGTCTTGCTTTAGTTTCATGGTCTTTGTCGTATAGATTAATTCCTGCACCATTGTCTAATGTATCTTTAGCTCTGATTTCCAGCATGTTTACATTTCTGTTTAGAACTTTGTTATATGTAGAACCATCCCAATCAAATCCAACATAGCTACCAGCCCTAATGTTACCTAACTCTGTAATCTCTAAAACATCTGTATCATCTGTTTTCTTGAATCTAAAGTTCGTAGCAAATAAATGCATATCTGGATTACTTACAACAGAATCGTTAGCTCCATACAAGTTTATACCAGCACCTTCTTCTAGTGTTTTACCCCAACCACGCAATTGCAACAACTGTCTGTCTTGTGTGTCTATATTATAACTTAAAGGTTTGAATGAATCACCAGATTCTTTTGTAGCTCTCATGGATAGATATGTGCCTCTGTATTGTGGGTTACCTGCTGATGTTATATGATGCACTAACTCACTCTCTTCTGTATCATAATCCCAAGTCTGTATTCTGTAAGCTTCGCCTTCAGGAATAATATTATCAATCTCTAAAGTACTCAATAAAGCTGATGGAGGTAAGTTTTCACCAATACCTTTATAATCACCATCTCCATGCAATATTAAGTGACACATGTAGTTACCATTTGTATCTCTAGTGTTTAGACCTGATACTAACTTGTCTCCATAAGTACACATTCCCTCAAGCTCAACTACTGAATAGTTATTCTCATCAATAAAACTTGGAAATAGTTTGTGTTTCTTAACAAATGTTCCAGATTCCTCTAGTTCTATAATCATCTTATTAAATGATGGTTGATAGTATCCATACTGTAAAAATAGTCTTCCGTTTGCATACATAAGACCTTGGAAAGCATTGTATTCTGTTACATCTACAATCTTTAAATCTAAAGATATTTCATTGTAGAAATCAAGATATGTATGTTCTCCACTTCTTAATTTTTCGAAATCAAAGAATCTTACAATCTTTCTTGGCGTATAGTAAATGTCGCTAAATACTACTACTAGTACTTTTCCGTCTTTTGTTGCATACGGAACTGAGTGATACCACTTAGTATCCTTGTCATTTGCATCGTATTCAGCCATAACTCTAATTAAAGTATTTGTTCCATTTTCTACATCATATATAGCAATCTCTTTACCTGCATTTGGATATATGTCTTCCTTTAGAACTCCGCTATAAGTTGTAATATCAGTAGCTGTATCACTGTCAGGAGTACCACCAGAGTTTACTAGAAACAATTTATCATCTTCTATAAAGTGGCTAAGTTGTTGATGTCCAAACTTATCAATAGATGTTTCTCCAATCTTCACAAGTTCTGAACCATCATCTTTAAATTCAAACTCAAACACTTTTCCAGATTCATCTGGATGATATGAGTTTATACCAGTACCAATATTCTTTACATTTTTGTATGCATACAACTTGTTATCGTTAATCACAATACCTTGTAAGTTTCCAGTACCAGCAGTTTGTTCCATATCAAAGCTACATAAGTTTGATGTTCTTCCAAGTTCTAATCTTTCAGTATTGTCTACCACTGGCATGTTTTCAAACGTTGCTTTACTGTCTACTACGAAGTTACCATTTATAAGTTTGTTTATTACGTAGTTTCCTTCTGATACTACAACTTTATGTTTTGATGCTAGTTCAAATGCTACAGTATCATCTGTTACACCATCACCTTTTGCATCAAACATCTTAATGTCTAACAATCCACTTAGCTTTAGTTTCCACACACCATTTGCACCAGCTACTGTATACGGTAGACTTTCATCCTCAGCAACATCTACAAAGCTGTATATACTACCAGTACTTTTAACTAGTACGCTCTGATTATTGAATCCTTTCTTGTTTCTTAGCTCGTCTAGTGACTCTAATGATAACGGTAGTTTTGATACCTCTAAATCTGCTGAAGATTCTGTATTGCCATCTGTATTTGACAGAGTTATAGTTTTGCCATTTGCGTTAGCTAGTTCTATTCTAGTCCCCAATATTTCTCCTTTATTTTACTTCCATTTCAAAATACACAAAGTCAAGAATGTCCAATAATGACTCAGCAATTTCTTTTGCTTCATCAATACTCAGTTCGACTCTATTCTTCTCTATATCTTTCCATAGTATATTTTCTCTACCTAATGTCATAACGGTATTTAGTTTTGTCATAAACATCATAGCCCAATATTCATTTAACCAGAATGTCCCAAAGCTGAAGCTAAAAACTTTTCCACTATCTAATAGTTCTTGTCTCTGTGTTCTTCTCAGTTCGTTTCTTGCATCAATCAATAGTTTATTGTTCTCTACAAGTTCTGATAACTCATTTTCACTAGGTTCTTTATATACGTGAACCTTCTCTTTAACTTCTGGCTCTAATTCAGTTGCTTCTTTCACTACAACTTCTTTCTCTAGCCACTCTTTAAAGCTTTCTTCTCGTCCCTCTGACTCATATTCTTTCTGTTTAGTATCTGTCCATTTGTCTTTGTCAAGCTTTAAATACATTGCCTTCAGGAGCTTTACAGCTCCATTAAGGTTTCCTAATTCTTTCCCTCTCTTGATTGCTAGTTTAATATCGTCTAACACTCTGCCTCCTTATACGTAAAACCCAGTTCTTTTAATACCGAAATATGTTCTTACAGTATTTCCATTTAAGTCTAACTTTGTTCCATTTGTTAATTGTGAGAACTTTCCATTATCACCAAAACCATTTCCTGACCATATCTGCCAATCAACACATTCAGCACCAGTATTCTCATTTACTAGTCTTCCATCCGATGTAAACGTAACACCAAGTGGTCCACCAGTTATTCCGTCTTCATAAGTGATTACCATGTTGTCTGCATCACTTCTATTGAATGTTTGACCATTACCAATGTATTTTAGAATCATTCCTGCAAACTTATATAACGCTCCATCTTTTGAGTCAGCTTCATTCTCAAAGAAGAACTCATAGTTCTCTCCTCTAATCACTGTTATATCTTCATCTGCATCTGCATCAAATGTTATGTTTGTGTTATTTCCATCATAGTCGTTAATAAGCTCTTCTCCATATAGTCCTATAAGTAACTCACTGTTGTTGTCTATACATAGTGTTGTAAACGCTTTAGAAGCTTGCGAACTACTGTTGTCTATGTTTAATGTTGAGTGAGATGGATTAGAAAATTTACCTAATTTTACCCAATATACAGTATTACCAAATGATGCATAATTTTTAGCATCTAAATCAAAAAACTCACCAGCAATTCTTTGATATATGTTACCTGTAAAGTCTGAATTCACATTAGACAAATCAACGTAAATCAGTGAGCCATTATCTCCATCAAAAGCCCCTGTCTTAGAAGCTATACAATCAACTTTAAATGTATTATTAATTTTGAGACTTTTGCCCTCAAACCCATTACTACCATTACCTACACTTACTTTGCCTGTAACTGCATTAACAATACCACCACCTTGGTACCAAGAATGACTGTTAGAGGCTAATACTTTATCACTTACCATTAAGACTTGCTTATGGTCTGTTTGTGATGTTGGTGATGGTAGTGATACATATGATGCAACATACAGTCTATTTGGAATATCTGTTGAATAAGTGCTATTTGAAACTGCATTAAATCTTGATTTCAATGTACCACTATCTACCCAATTGAATAAGTTGTTGTCTGATGAAAGATATAAGCTAAAATTTTCTTTATGTTTCTTCGAACTAATTCTATATTTAAGTGTATTGTCTGGAATATAACTAGTTCCATCTTGACCTACCAACAAAGCATTAAAAGGCAAGCTTAACCCACTATCTAATCTATCGTACCAACTATTAGGATAACGTCCAACAACATACTTATATTTAGCTGTATCACTAAAGTCCTCAGCAGTCATGTCTACATTATCTCTATTATCAGTATCTAAATATACATACATTTTGTTTTCGCTTACATTCCAGCATAAAGCACCTTGTCTAAGCAAAGTACCACTATCAGTTGAGTCAGAATGCAGTTCGGTTGTACTATCTCCAATTACATATTTAGCTGGATTTCCTATAATATCTAATGTTAATGCTTTACCTTGTTGTAGCAATTGATTATGTTTAACTATTATACCGTCATCTAAATAATCCAATTGAGTTTTATAAGGAACTAATGGAAGCATTGTTGTAACTACACCACACTCCTCACTCATCTCATCAACATCAACAAGTTTATTAGTTTCATCTTCTAGTAAATCTTTCTTGTTAGGTTTGATAGCTAAAGTGTTTCTAAATACTAATCCACCAAGTCCTTCGAAATAAATTTTATCTTCTAGCCTACCATAAGGTCTTCCACTTGTTGTGCTCGTATCTGCATTTAATGTTTCGTATGTGTTAGCGTTTTCAACTTCATACCAAAACTTATCATCACTATTCTTGCGTGTTCCAAATGGATTGTGTGCAACATCATACATCTTTGCATTTAATCTGCTAACTAAACTAATGCCAGCAATTTCACCAGTGTAGTTTAAAATAGTACCGTCAGTATCTTTACATTCTAAATTACTTACAGTAAATAATCCTTTCCCTACTTTTGTCCAACCATAAGCATCAGCAACATCATCTACACTAAATCCAGCATCAAAGTTACGATAACCTTTAATTGTCTTATACTTACCATCTTCTCCTACAAAGATTACATCTTGTCTTGAAACAAAATTAATCTTAGTGAACTTTGTAATATCTGTAACTAAATCACCTGCTATCGTTTGTGTAGTTGCTTGGTACGTTGTGTCACTTGAAGTCCTTACTGATAGATTTTTTATCACCATATTTGCATCTGAATCGTTATCCATTATAAAAGTCAATCTCGATTCACTATCTATTGGTCTCACGATGTGTGTTTGTTGTCCAGTAGAAATTATCTCGTCGTATAAATCACCATCAGTGTAATCTCCAGAGTTTTCATCAAATCTTACCTTAACTGGAGATGCTGTTGTTGATACTAAATCAAACGATACTATCAAAAAGTCTCCTGCAGATGCTGTAACTACATAAGACACGTATCCATATTCATCACCGTTGTTCGTTACTGTTAGTTCGCCAGTCTCAGAATCATATACAGGTGTGTTATCTCCATGGTATGTATAATTGTCTATCTGTACTAACTCGTCTCCATCACCACAATGGATAATATCTCCAGCTTTATGGTTTTGTTGTGTCTCTATTGTACTTTCCAGAAGTTCGTCATCAGCTCCAGAAAAAGGTGCTTCATAAAAGCTAATTAGCTCACTTGGAAGCCTGTCTACAAGTCCTTTTGTAAATCTAATACTATCTCCACCGTTATCCACTAACGTATTTGATGTTGTTAATTCAGTAAAACGTTCTGATTTTTCCAATTGTTTTGTATATCCAAAACCACTATAAATTGTATCAAACGTTACATTGTTTATGTTTTCTACGTCTTTCTTATACACTGGATAATTAAAGTTTACACTATTGCTACTAATTCTACTTATTGCCATTATGATGCTCCTACTACTGTTGGAATACTTGTTCTAGCAAATGATACTTTCGTCTCATCTGAGAACAGAATAGAACCTCCTACTTCTACAAACCATCTTCTTGTATCATTCTCTACTATTGACAGTCTAAAATTACTTTGGTTCTGTAAAGTATTTACATTCTCTAATGTGTAGTCATCAGTGTCAGTATCCATGTCATAAAACTCTCTAACATCCGTTTTTACATCTATTGTTGTTGCCATTTTTCCTCCATATTATTGCATTACAGTATCTTATATACTGTGTCATTTTCTAGCTTGATAGAAGAGTTGTTGTCAAGCTTTATACTATCTATTGTAAAGCCATTTGTTCCTTCTTCTATTACTATATCTTTTCTGCTTATTCTATTGTTTGTAAACCTAACTGCCTCATAAATCATATCTGACACAAAGCTCATTAGGTAGTTAAGCATCCTTGTTCTTTTTTCGTTGTTGTCAGTTGTTGAGAAATAAAAATCTTTACTCATCTTCTATTGCATTCCTTTTCATAAACCTAGAAAACTCGTCTAGGCTACTTGCTGATGTATTGTCTTCATTGTATACTCTCCTTGGTTTTGGTTTCATAAAATTCTTGTTTACAATTATATCTTCACCAAATACAGTTCTGTCATATTGAATTGTACTTAGTTTAGATTCTCTCCTAGCCATTCCATCTTGCCTTCCAGTTTCTAACGTCAATATGGGTAAAGTTTTTGTATCTTCCTATACCATATCTTGTCTCGTGTTCTTCCTCAATATAGTCTGCAACTTTGCTTGGTTCCATTCCTTTTACTACTATATCAGCAGCAGTACCTAACAAATGCTGTGAAGCTAAAGCTCCTCCAATTTCTGCATTATGAACTTTGCATCTAGTGCTTGAATTAATAATTACTGGAACACCAAAATGTTCTCTAACATCATCTAACACATCAAGCAACTCCTGATTATGTATATACTCTCCACAACCACACTTACATTCTAGTTCTTTCCTTTTGAACCACTTACTTACTTTTCCATCCATTTAATATACCTCCTGTAAAATATAAACTAACTACTGACAAGAATGCCCATCCAGTATTCTTTATCACTTCCAAGTTACTGAAATCCATTGCTACGTTACCGTACAGTTCTTTATTTGGGCCATACTGACCATAGATAAACATCACTGTTGTTAGTAATAATATAAACATAAACGAGAAACCTATCATTACTGCCAAGAATCTTTGTATTAACTTGAAAGGCTCATAAGCTTTCAGTAACTCTTTATGATAATCAAGTCGTTCCTCATCTGTTAATACAACTTTATCCAATCCATCAACTACAGATTCTTTATCAAATATAGTTTTAAATATACCCATTATACTCCTTTAAACTTGTATACAATTATCGAAGCAATAGCTCCAAATAGTATACCTGTGAATCTTTTGTACCAAGACAGAGTTGTTTGTATTTCTGTTATCTCTTTATTACAAGTATGTATTTCTTGGTACAGTTTTCTAATCTTCTCTCTATCATTTTCCCTGAATCTCTGAAAGTCACCAATTAGAATATCTAATTTTGTTTCAACCACTTCTACAGAGTGTTCACTCATCACTGTCCTTTTGTAGTTTTTCTATTGTTGACTGTGTGAATCCTTTATATAAATCATAATGTATCCTAGGCTTCAATAATTTCTTAGCACCAAAAGTTTCTGTATCATCCCAAGCATTTACCCATATCTTAGGAACAACAGTTGATTTAGCTCTGTTTGACATTGTGTCTATAAAACCTTTTTCTTTTAATTTCTCTATTGTTCCAATTGGCAACGAACCTTCTGCAAAGTCTACCATAGCTTCTATTGGATTCACTGTAGCCATATTAGTATCTGTTTCCTGTGCGAATAGATACATTCCCACTGCTACACCTAATGCTTTCTTTGGATTCTCTTTTGTTACTTTTAACAACATTGGTGAAGTTAAGCTAAACCATTTCAGAAATGGAACAAATAATGGTACAGCATTGTATTTATCCAACAGTTCTATAGCCTCTGGTACCATTTTATCCATATCTGCAAATAATCCATTTGCTCTCTTTACAGCTTCTTCTATTGACATACCTTTTGCATCCATATAGTGCTTTGCTATCATATATCTACCCATTGTGTCTATGTACGAAAATAATCTCAGTGTTGCTCTACCAGCCTTTGTTTTTTGATTAAAATTCAATACTTGACCTGTTTTAAATAACCATCTGTGCATATTGTTTCTTAGCATACTAGATAACAAATCCTCATCACCAACTAGACCTTCCACTCTATTCGTGCTAAGTCCAGCCTTTTCCATTCTAAATAACAGATTGTTCTCTAGTTTCTTCTCCAAATCAGCATCTACTTTAGCACCAGTAAGTTTACGTTTATGAACAGTCTTATACAATTCTTCCATCTCTTTTATGTCTCTTGATGCATCAATCTGGTACTTTACGATTCTATCTGGTCTTACGCCAACTGTTGCTGCTATTGTTTGATTTACTATGAAAGAGTTTACATATGATACTGGGTTTGTTAATACTACACGTTGTTTAAACATAGAACTCAGGTTAGCTACTAATCTATCAGTAACTTTAAAGAATTGTTTATTTCCCTGATATAGTCTTACTTCATCTCTACCAAGTAGTCTTTGCATAAAGTCTTCATTTACGTAGTTAAACTCTTTTCTTAGTTCATAAGGTATATGTTTCTTTTGGTCATCAGTTACTTGCACAAATCCTTCTCTTGGTTCTTTAGAAAACAGTGTTGAAGTTCCATCTTTTAAATTGTCTTTAATTTTATATACTTGACTTTGTTGAGCAACTTTTCTTCTAATTGAACGAGTAGCTTCTGCAACTTCATCTGCTAGTGATTCCACTTTCCCTAGCTCTGTTCTATTCTTCTCATCAGCTACCCTTCTGTATTCATTTCCAACCTTGCGAAGTCTATGTTGTTTCATATACTTTAATTCTTCTTCTAATGAATTAAACCTTTGAATACCTTTACTTCCTTTTTCCCACAAGCCATTAAGATATTTCTCCCTAGCTGGTGTCATTGCTTTGTCACTCTCAGACCAATGTACGTTTAGATGTTTGCTTCCTTTTTTCCATAGACCGTCTAAAAATTTCTTTCTTGCTGGTGTAAGCATCTCCACATCTCTTTCACCATTCAGTATTCTCTCTGCTGATTCCTCATCAGATGTAGCCATGTTTTTGAATCTTCTTACCGTTTCTAGTTCTTTCTTTGTCAGTCCTTTTAAATCTTCTATTGATTCTGCTAGTTGATACTCTCCTGTTTTTCCTTCCTTTATTTCTAAAAGTTTCTTAACTATTGACATCTCTTTATCTGATAAACCAACTAGTTCGTCTAATGATTCCGCTCTTCTCATTTGTACGTCTATTTCAATCTCACTACCAATCTTTTTGTTCTGCATTTCTGCACCAATTAAGCCTTCTTCATACGTACTGTCAGCATCATAATAGAATTTCTTCTTAGGATTCTTCTTTAATTCCTTTTCAGTTGCAGGTCTAAGATTACCTCTATATATCTCTGGTCTCCAACCTTTAACCATCTTCTCTGGACTGTTTGCAAATAAGTCCTCTTTAGAAGCTATATGATTTTCCTTCATTACATCCAGTACATACTCTATATCACTGTCAATCTTTATTCCCCAAGCATTGTTATTGTTCATTGCCTTTATACTCACAAGTTTATCTATAACATCTTCGCTGCCTTTCAAAACAGGATATCGCTTTGTTATTAGTAATGCATTCTTTAGATGGAATCCGTAGAACTCTGACTTGCTACCAAGTCCTTCTGCCATTTGGTCTATTTCTCTACCACAGATTCCTCTAATAGCAGTGTGTTCGTTCCAAAGCTCATCAGCTTGTTTCTTTGTCATTCCTCTGATTGCGTTGTAATCTGAGTTTAACAGTATTCTAGCGTTCTTTTGTGTTTCTTCTGGCATCTTTGATATTTTCTCATACAGTATTTCTGTGTCTTTATCAATTTGTGCATTTGTTACATCTTTTTCTGTTTTTAGCCTGTTGTACTCATCTATTTCTTTTGTTGATTTTAGTTGTTCATCCCATAAGTGTTTTGTCTTTTCCAGTTGGTCTCTAATTAAACCTTTTGCAGCTTCACCACCTTTTTCTGCTTCTACTTCGTCTACTATTTGTTTTGCTTTAAGTTCTGTACTTGTAAGCTGTTTATTTGGTTTCCATGAGTGTACTCTCGTTTTTATTCCTTCGTAGTCCTTTCCAATCTTCTTTAATTTCTCTTGTGTTAACTTTGAAGTCTTATTTATTTTTGATTGTCCAATCTTTTTCTCTTTGTCAATCATTGCTTTAACTTCATCTATTTCGCACATATTGGCTTTCCTCTTTCATCAAAATATTTTCTAGTTCCCCTAACTTGTGGAACTTTTTTACCGTTTCTAATTAAAACTCTGTCAGACAGAATCTTATTGAATTCCACCTTACGTCTAAGTCTTTCATGTGCTCTCTTTTGTGCTAAGAAGAACTTGTGTTCATCAACTCCATCTGGAGCTTTAATAGCCATCTTCTTTGTAAATCTAGGACCGTTTAGTGCATGAAACATTGCATTCTTTAATGGGTCTTTGCTTGTTTTTCTATAAAGGTCTTTATAAATCTGTGTATCAATAAAGAAGTCTAACATTACATTGTAACTATGTTTTGATTCTTCCATACTAGCTAAATAATCATCCATAACTTCATGCTCAGTTTTAAACCTAGTATCATCAATCTCTTTCTTCTCTACAGGAATCTTTTCACCTTCATAATGTTCTACTGCAAACTTGTTTACTCCTGACCTAATATCAGCTTCTGTTAGCTTTCCACCATACTTTTCTTTTAGGTTTGGTCCTGTGTATCCAAGCTCTCTCATGATGTCATCTAGTATATTTGAATTGTTTATTTCAGCAAGAACATCAGTATAAGCTTTAAGAATCTCTGGTTGAGAACCTGCTTTACCTCTAACTGCATCATGTACAGTACCTACTGGCAAATCAAGTCGTCTAGCTGTTTCTATGATTGCATCACCATCAATTGAATGTATAATGTTTGGTAATAGTGCTCTGCTGTACATATTCGATTGTGTCTTGTCTACTATTGCAGCATCTTTACCTTTTCCTAGACTACCTCTAATTTCAGCATAAGCTTCATAAGATGATTTCTTTCCATATAGTCCTGTCCATTCAAATTTTCCTTTATTGTTTGGCACAAGTTTATATATCTCTTCTCTTAACTTAAATGCAGATGGATATTTGTCATAGAATATCTTATTATATCCATTTACTATCCCTTCTGATTCCTCTACAGTTACACCATACTTCTTAGCAAAGTCTCTTATGATACTTTCATCCATAGCTCCATACATTGCTGTAGTTGCTATATCTTTCATTTGTGGTTTGCCAAAGTCTCCATTTGGATTCTCATAGTCTTTACTAGCTTCTCTGATTCTTACTAATGTATCCTCTGGAATCTGCTTTTCTAACTCTTTTGCAATTACTTCTCTAAAGTCTTTATTTCCGGTACCAGCTACTTTTACGCCTTTAGCTAGCTCCAAATCTCCAAGCATTGTTGCAATCATTTGGTAAGCTGAAGCAGATGCATCTGACATTTCATCTTTAAAGATATAATGTTTATCTAAATCAAAGTTATCTGTAATTCCTTGTTGCTCTCTGAACTTCTTGTTTAGCATCTTTACAGCTTCTTGTTTAGCTTGTTCTTTAACCAATTCATCTTTACTATTCATTCTTCCTAGCAACTCCGGTGGTATGCCATTGTCTAATAAGTGCATTTGGTCTTCTCTAAGCATCATTTTACCAGTCTTCTTATTTCTTCCTACATAACCAGTCTTTACGTACTTCTCAGCTATTTCTTCCATTGTGTTTCGTGAACTATCTTTTGTTCTATCATAAGGCTCATCTTCAAACTTATCAAACTTTCTATGTGGCATATCATCTTTTGCTATCTTGTCAAGTCTAGTTTTTAAAATCTCTTTTGAAATCTTACCATCCAAGAATAGTTGTATCTCAGTTTTCTTTCTAGCATTCTGCCTTACAAGACTAACATCGAGTTTATGAGGTTTTTCACCTCTTATTGTTGCTCTTTTTACTCTTGCAAGAGCTTTCTTTGCTTTCTCTTCAGTAATTAAAGTCTGAGGTCTTTTATTCATTCCTAGTTCTGCATACTTGCTTTTTATGTCTTCTGCGTTCATAACTACGTCATAGTCTGAATCAAATGTTGATTTTCTATCTCTGGATATTCTTTCATCTAGTCTTAAAGATTCTCTGTACCTTAGCTCATCAACATCTATTTCTCCTTTCTTGTAGCTCTCTAAGTCTGACCTCAATTCCATAAAATCCTTGATAACTTGCTCATCAGCAGGATTTGGTTTACTTGCAATTCCTTTGAACTTCTCTATCCTCTCTGCTAATTTTGCAACTTCTTGTATTCTATCTCTGAGACTTTTTACAAGATTAGATACAATCTGTTCATCACTTAGTGTTTTCTTTTTGCCTTGTGTTTCCTTCTGAGCTTTGTATCTCTGTGATAACTCAAGCTGTCTTTCTTTACGAGCCCAGTGGTCTTCTTTTAGTTCACTTATTATTTCTTTTGTTCGTTTCTTTTCTTTAGCATCTCTTTCTTTTTGTGACTGTACGTATTCTTTAGCTTTTTTGTTTTTAAGTTCTTTTTCTTTTTCATGTGCTAATTTTCTTACATCTCTTGGCATCTTCTTGTTAAATGCTATTTTCTTATACAAGTCTCTTTCGTAAGCTATTCTATTTGCTTTTATTTGTGCAGATGATAGTTCTTTCTCAGTTGCTTTCAGTCTAGCTTGAGCTTGACCATATTGTTTCTTTAAAGTCCATTTAATATCAAATGCTTTTAATCTATCATCTATGAATGATTTTAAATCATCTTCTGTTTCAATCTTCTTTAACTCAGCTAATTTAAGTGAAGTCTTTTGACTTATGTCGCCTTGATTGCTTGCTAGCGTAGCTTCATGTTCATAAGCTCTTGCTTGTCTATCTTCAGTTACATAATCAACTTGTTTTGTTGAGAATACTTCACCTTCATCATCAGCTTTAGTAGGACTAGTTACTTCATATTCAGTCTCTGATAACTTCTTTAGACCTTCAGTATTAAGTACTTCTTTTCCACTCTTTGTTGTTTCTGATACGTGTTTCATTGGTTTTACATCAACAACTTTATCTTCTTTGTAAGCTTTCTGAAGTTCATAGTCACGTTCAGCTTCTAAAAAGTCAATTGATTCTTCTGTTATCTTGTCTTGTCTGCTCTTTTTCTTTCCTTTTTTTGTATCTAGCAACAATTCTGCCAATGATACAACAAAATCTCTTTTTTCTTTAGCTGATAACTTTTTAAATGTATCTTTCAATTGTTCTAATTCATTTGTAGCTAATAGATTTGTTATCTCTGGCATTTCATCATTTTCTATCTTACGTACTAATTTGTCTAGTATTTTCTGCTCATCTTTAAATTCTACTATTTCTTCCATGATAGATTTTATTTTTTTTTCAGTTAATTTTTCTAGACCATTTTTTGTCCCGTAGAATATCTCTCCAGATTTACTGTTTGTTTTTATTGATGACAGTACTATCATCTTTGTATTTTCAATATCCCTATTCTCGAGTGTAGCTGTCTTTTTCTCAGTTGGTGTACTTCTTAGTTTGTCTGTAGCAGTTTGCTTTTGTTCAGCTTCAAGTTCTTTTTCATATTCAGCTTGCATTCTAAGCTCTTCTTCATGCATTCTATCAAGCTCATTAATGTCATCATCTGACATCTTTGAATAGTCATAATCTTTTGTGTTTTTTAGCTTTGTATCTTCTTCATCAGTTTCTTTCTTCTTTGTTACTACATGTTCTGCTACTACAGCTTCTTCTTCTGAGTCTTTGCTTCCAGCTTCAACTGCTGCTAGACTTTTTTCGTGTGCTTGATTTGCTTTTACGTAATCTACCAAGTATTGCCTATGTTCTTCTGGCAGACTTTCTATAATTTGATTCTTTGTTTCATCTGAACCTTCCTCAAACATCTTAGCAATCTCTCTTCCTTTTACACCTCCGAATATTGCTCCAAATATAGCACCTATTCCTCCTGCTAATACTGCATTCTGGTCTTGACCTTCTTTGATTCCAGATTGTTCTTTCAGTAATTCATAACCAGCATTGATTGCTAAACCTGAACTTGCTCCTATTCCAATTCCTTTAGCTAGTCCTATGCCAGCTTTTATTGGTGTTGTAGCTGGCAAGAAGAACTCTGGTAACACTTCACCTACCAATGCTCCTAGTCCATCTTTATCGTGCATCATTGATACATTTTGAGTTGCTTTCTTTTGTATTGCTTTCTTTATTGTATCTGCACCCAATAATCCAGTAACACCACCTAAGCCTTTCTCAACACCTAGTTCTGAACCTCTAACTACGTCTTCATAAGTCTCTGGTATTCTTTTTAAAACATCTTTACGAAAAGCTCCTGTGTATTCTTCTGGTTTCCCAGTTGTTAATGAACTTATTGAACCATCTCTGCTTACTGTCTCTTTCTTTGTGTAGTCTTTTTGTTTTAAGTCTATCTTGCTTACATAATCCATCACTGCATCAAACGTTTGTCTTTGCTCAGGTCTAAGCTTATCTACTGCACTTTTCACTACACCATCTATTACTGCATCACCACTATATATTGGATTCTTTGCTTGTCTATATATCTCAGTATTACCAGATTGTAGTGGTCCCCTTTTATTTGCATCCCCTAAATCAAACTTTCTTGACTTTAGTGCATACTTATTACCGTGAATTATTCTTTCAATCTCATTTGCATTTTTGATTGGTTGGTCATAATCCACAATCCAATTCTGAAACTGAGGGTCTTTTCTATATCTCTCATATACAGAACCTTTTGCAGTTCCTTGTTTTACATCACCAGTTCTTGGATTTCTTAGCATATAGAAATGTCTGTCTTCTGGATTGTCTGAAGGTATAAGGTTTTCCCCTATGTATTTTTGCAATTCCATTGGAGATAAATCGTTTGTCGTTTTGTTTGATGTTAGATATGTCTTTCCATTCTTTGTAATCTTCTTTGGCTGATACCATTTAGTTGTTGCAGCCTTATCTGCTGGTTGCCATAATCCATCACCACCTATACCTAATTCAATAGCTTTTCTGTCTATCGCATTTGTTGCATCTACCCAATCTTCCCATAATCCCATTTATTGTCCTCTTTGTTTAATTAAATCACGCATCTCCTCTATAGTTACTACATTATTAGTTAGTTCGTCTACATAATCATAACCTACTAGTGTTGTTTTAGTTCCGTATTTTGTTTTGTTTGTCACATATTTTGGTTTTATCCCTAACCATTTCTGCCCATAAGCAGCATCTACCGTCTCTTTGTTTGCTAAAGATAATCCTTTTGTAAAACTTGTTGGAGTCTTTAGTCTTTGTGCTCCTCCAGTCTTGTTATCTTTACTGATTAGTCCGAAATCTTTCGTTTTACCATCATTTGTAATCCCTATTACTTTTCCATCTCTCTCAAAGAATTGTTTGAAATTTCCAGACCTTAATGCTTGCATAGCTTTTGAATTCGCTGCAGTTAGTGATGCTTGCATTTTTATGTTTCCTTCTTTATTCTTTTGCAGCAACTTCGCTGCTTCATCCGAATGCGTAAATCTGTTCTGTTGCTGAGAATAAGCAAATTGTTCTTGCTGGTTCAAGTCTTCTTGAATTTGTGCATCTCTTAACATCTTTACATATTCTTGCTCTCCTGCTTTTGTTAAGCTTCCTACACCTCTAGCTTGTTTTATCTCCTGCACAGTATACGCATTAGCTAACCTCTGTCTGGCTTCTTTAGTCCTACTAGCCTGTCCATAACCTTTTAAACCTTGTACAGCATTCAGCATTTGCTGTTGTTGTTGTGCTTGTAATTGAGCTAAAGCTCCAGCACTTACATTTGGTCCAGCTAGAGTTGATTGTGTTCTAGTTGGATTATATGAGTTTAGTGGCATGTATCTCCTTTTCTTAATTTTGCTCCCCGAAGGAAGCACTATTAAAAAAAGACTGAACATTAAAAGTTCAGTTTCTTTCTTGCTTCTTCTGAAGCTATATTTCTGTCGTATGCATCTTGGTTCATTCTCAATTGTTCTTGCTGTAAAGCTAATTGACTTTTACCTAATTGATTTGCATTATATGCACCATATAAGTTTGCACCTACACCTAGTAAGTTTGCTCCTGTATCACTTGTCATAAAGTTACCTACTCCACTTAGTGAATTTCCTGCATTCTCCCAGAATGTTGGATTAGTACCTAATGAACCAGCAGCTACGTTATCAAATGCTCCACTAGCACTTAGTGCAGCTTGGTCTGCTGCTGACATTGCAGATAAGCTATTTGTTACCTGACCTAAACTCATAGGTGTACTACCAATAGTATTTGCACTCTGAGCTAAACTTGGTAGTGTTGCTAAAGCTTCTCCAGCCATAACTATAGAACTTCTACTACATATTTAGGAACTTGTTTTGCAACATGTTCACCAAGTCCACCTCTACTGTTCTTTGCGTTTGGGTCATATACATGCTGTACTGCAGTTGATTCTTTTAAGAACTTAATCATTCCTTCTGGTAACTCAACCTCGACTCTTGGTTGAAACTCTACTGTATATAGTCCAATTGATGCAAAAATTGATGTGTTTTGTTGTGAAGCTTCTGTTGGATGCACTACACATTTTTTGTATTCACCAAGTGTTTTATGTACACGAACTTCTTTCTTGCCTTTCTTTTTAACAGTTGATGTGCTTCCAGTTTCTGTTACACCTTCAGTTGTTCCATTTAATTCTTTTGTTGTCATTGTATTCCTTATTTATTTTATTTGTTTGTATAGAACAGAGAACTTAATCTCTATTCTAATCACTACTATTCGTAATCGTAGTAGTGTTTTTCAGTTGCATCTTCAATAGACGCTACAGACTCAGCACGAATTAACCAAGCTTCATTTAGGATAGCACAACCAGTAATAGCTTTCCATCCGATAGTTCCGTATTGGTCTAATGGGTCTTGTGAACCAGCAGAACCAAGTGGTTTAACTTTAGTTTGAATACCACCTTTACCACGTAGAGTTACAGTTGCATAAGCATCTTTAGCAAAGAATAGTGATAAGTATACATTAGTATCTTCATCGTCTCCTTGGTCTGGAATTGGTGCATTATTATAAGACTCGATTATGCGGAAGTCTCCAATTGAGCCAACTTCATCTTCTACTGCTTTAGAATAGTCAGAGTAAGTCTCTACATTTTTCCATCCAGAAAGATTACGTAAGTCTTCAGTTACTTCTGGAGATACAATACCAAAATATGCAGAACGTACTGGAGTAGTACCAATAGAAGTAGTACCAGTAATCACTTTGTTGAATTTCATACCTCTTTGATTTTTAAGTTTAAGAGCCATGATTTTAAAATCGTTTTCAGTTAATGTTTTTTTATCGTTCGCTACAGCATCACGGTCTGCTGCACCATCTGCATATACAACGTTTGTTCCACCACGTAATACATCACGACGAATAGTATCAATTGTAAGTGATGCTTGGTCACCTAGGATGTCTAAGAATGAAGACTGAATTGTATCTAAGTCATAAAGGTCTAATTCATCTGTGTAGATAATGTAATCACCATAGTGACCAACAGAGTACTTAACTTCTTCACGTGTAATTTTGTTTTCTGCTTTAATGTTTGAACCATCATACTCTGCAAGTGGTGTAGTTGCTGGTAAGATATTTTTATATCTGTAAGCAAAAGCTTCTTTAGTGTTGCTGTTAGCTGGAATATATTTTGCCATACCGAATCTATCGAATACTTGGTTGTCTACTGCTCTTTTAAGTAGTTTACGGTCGTATACTGCTAAAATGTTCGCTGATAATTTTCCTGCTGTTCCTTGAACTGCCATGTTGTTTTCCTATAGATTAGAGCTTATAGGAGTTGAGTTTTAATTTATCTTTGATAAATCCTACAAGCTAGTGTAGGACTATACACGAATAGCCACGAAACAGTTTAGTGTCTTGTTTAGGACACTAACTATTTCTAGTTACTACTCACCATATTTCTCAATAAATTCTGCATCAGTTAAATCCCAGATAGCATCTGCTGTATCTGTTCTTGGTGTACCTTCTGAAGAAACACTAGCTCTAGCACTAGCTTTCTTTCTTAACTCTTTCTCTTTCTGACCAACTTCTCTTTTTGGTTGTTGTGCCTGTCTAACCATAGCTTCTCCAATTCTTGAGTAGTGTTCCATAAAAGAACCACCATCTCTAATCTGCGCATTAATAGCTTGTGGAATAACTTTCTGTGCTAGACCTTCTTTAATGTGCCTACTAAAATTTCTCATTACATTTGCATCACTAAACACAGCTTCTGTAAAGTCTTGCGGTAATGTATTTGTAATTTGTCTAAACTCATTGGCATGTGACTCATCTGCTAAGATTTCATTTGCAGCAATATCAATTTCTGATTGCACTGTAGGTTCAAATTGTGGTTTATATTCTTTAGCTACTTCTGTATCAATATCATACACATCTACTTTAGCAATCTCTGCTAACTTAGCAATAGCCTCAGGAGAACCATTCTTAGCGTCTACAAGTAGTTTTAAATCCTCAGGTGACAATTTACCTTGCTCAACAATATCTTTCTCTACAGTGTACTTATCAGGCTGTTTATTGAATGAGTCTGCACCTTTTTTAATGTAAGCCATCATATCTTCTTTAGATGTAATCTCTACATCGTATCCATTTACATTTACAGTAATAGGTTCAAAAGAGTCAGTAGTATCTTCTACTACTTCTTCTTCATCTTCTTCAATCTCATCTACTTCTTGTTCTTGCTCTTGTTCTGACTCTTCGTGTTCTTCTGCATCTGCTTCGTTGTCATCACTGCCATCTACTTCTTCTACCTCTATATCTTCTTCTTGTTCTTCTTGCCCCTCAGGCTCCTCTAAATCTGCCATCATAGCATCAATTAATTCCTGCTCTTCTTGAGCTTCTTTTTCCTCTAAAGTCATTACTCTCCTTTCGTTTGTTTCATTTGATTAATCACTTCTGCTGGTTTAAGTGCAGTATCTACACTATGACTTTCTGCTTTAGCATATTTCTCAGCAGTCTGCGCTTGTTTGTACATTACAGTTGCTTGTGCATCTGCTTGGTTTAATTGACCTTGCGTCTGTAGTTGTTGTATCTCTGCTTGTATCTTAGCATTCTCTAACTTCATTTTCTGTAACTCTAACTGTTTAGCTTGTAGTTCCATTTGCTGCATTTGTATCTGCTCTTGTGTTGGTTCTGGTTTAAACTCTCTAAGTTTTGTAGCTTCCTCATACATGTCGTACAACTCATACATTTCTGCTACAAGGTTCGAAATCTGGTCTGGAGGTAAAGTCTCACCTAATACTTTACTTTGCTGCATAAGCATGTTTATTTGCTGTATACGAACGTTTCTAGTTACATCAGTACCAACCTTCATTTTGATATGAGTTTTACCAGCTTCTTCAAAAGCCATATAATTGACAGCTTCTTCTTCTGAAAATAGTTGCTCAATCTGACTGTTATCTAAAAACACTTTAGCCATTGTTAGCCATTCATAGATTATCTTGCTTAGCAAGTTCTCTATTCCTCTTACAATACTAGCCATTCTTTGTTGTGACATAGTTAATTGCTGAGCATTGTCCTCACTAGAATTACTTGTACTCAAAGCTGGTCCTCCACTAGACACACCAGAAAGTTCCTGTGTTTCTCTTGTAAATAACTCAAGAGTACTAAAAACAGATTGCGGCAATTGATTATACCCACCATCGTGTATTGACTCTGGTTTGTTTATGATAATATGCTTTTCACCATTTCTTAAACGTTTGAAGTTTACATAATCTAAAGCACCTCTCTCAATGAACTTCTGTCCATTATTTGCATTTGCCATATTGTTCATAATCCCACGAACAATTCCTGTTTTTACTCTCTGTGAGTCTCCAAGGAAATATGCTAATGCATTACCCCATAACGAGAAAGGTCTACTAGAAAACACCTCTGAGAAGAACGGTATGTTCTTGCTAGGCATAGGGTTGTCTTCTATACCAAAGTCTACTCCGTCTCTCTCAGCCCATCTAGCAACAATTGGTTCAGCGATACCATCTCCATTTAAGTCATATACTCCCCAGTACTCTAATACAGCTATCTTCTTTCTTGTTGTATCGTTTGGTTGGTAACCTGAATCATATCCATAATTAACAGCATCTGAATCTCTAACTGCACCTAAATTTGTATCTTCATCCATCTTTGATACAAGCTTCTTAATATGCTCTTCTGTACACCATCCTTTTTGTCTCAGGTCAGATATTGTATAGTAGTTCTTTTGTATTACGAATCTACACTCTTTGTGTGTTCTTGCACTTGGGTCTGGAAAGATATGTTCGTTTCTGCAAACTTCAGCTGTTGGTCTATTGGATACAATTTCTGTATCCTCCCAAGTAGCTTTGAATGTTCCGTCTTCATTTTCTACAATATCATCTGTCTCTCCAAGTTCAGCAGTTTTAGCAATCAGCTCTTCCATTGTTAAATTGTCAAACTCTTGCTTATTTACATTTTCCTCGTAATCCCATCTTGTTCTTATCCATACAGTACCTTCTCTTAATAGCACATCTGTTAGTTGCTCCATAAACGTTTCTCTATCAAAGTCTTGAGTGAATGAGAAGTTAGCATACTTTTCAATCACTCTTCCTATTGATGATTTAGTTGGATGACTAATTCTTATTGGGTTGCTTGTAGATGTGAAAGGTTCAGTAATATTTGGTTTCATCCATTCAATCTGTTTTGCTATCTCTCTAATAATAAGCTGTGATGAAACTTTATTTCCATCACCTTTCTTTCCATAATATAAATCATTCCATTCGTTTATTAATGTATCTATAGTTGATTTTGCATCTCTAGCTCTTTTGTAATCATGCTTTAAATCTTTGAAAGCTTTAGCTTCTAATTCCGTTGCTTCTTCAATCATTACACTTCCTCTTCAGTAGTTACTCTAACTATCTTTGATAACTCTGACTTACAAGTGTCATTTAATGCACTCACTGTTATTGAGTTCTCTGAACCTGAATTTAAAGCTGATGTTGTAACTGATGTATCTGAAGTTGTCTCTGCTTTCTCTCCATTAATCCATACTATATACATAGTAGCATCATCTACAGCACTCCAAGTTATGTCAGCTGTTGTTGTTCCCGTTACAGACACATCTAAGTCTTCTGGTGGTTGTAATGAGCATACTGGTTTAACTCTAACATCTATACCAGCCATTCTTACTTTTAAATCATTGATTGCATCTTGTGCAGAATCACTATTTGAGTTCACTGCAAACTGTGTTAATCCTGCTTGTTGCTCTAATGCAACGTTTAATAAGTTATCATCGTAAGCTTGCTTCTTTCTAATAAGTTCTGCTTCTTGTGCATTCTTTACTGGAATATCAGCTTCAAGCGAAATCAGCTCTCTAATTTTCACATCAGCCAATTGCTCGAACTGAGGTATTAGTGTTGAAATTGTTTTTGATATGATGTCTGCTTTCTGCTCTGGCAGTAAACCATAATCATCAAACTCTTTCTTTAATCTTTCCAACAATATACCATATACAGAATCATCAGCTGTCATTTCTTTTACTAGGTCACTGTAGTACTCTTTGTATTTTGTTTTGAGTTCTATCCCCAATCTATTCTCCTTTTAAATCTATTTTTCCTATCTTCTTAATTGACTCAAGTTCCACTTTAACATCGTTAAGTCTTATCCTTTTTATGTCGTTCTTGAAGTTTATTAATGGGTCTTTAAAGAACAGCTTGTCTTCTTCTTTTTGTTCTTTAGTTCTAAGGTCTATCTCTTGTTGTTCCCATTGTTTACGTATACTATCTTGTTCTCTCTCTTTGCTCTCTGCGTCAACTTCTGCTCTTTTTTCCTCTATGTCTTCATCAAACATACCAGATTCTTTAACCATTGATTGTTGCAGAGCTTTCATTTCGTTCATAGTACTCATACTAAAAGCAAACGAAACAGCTATTCCTATTGCAACACCAGCACCAGCTATTCCAGCAGATACTGCTATTGACTCTCCAACTGCTGCTCCAGCTGAACCAGTTAGGTATCCAATAACTAATGTTATTGCAATTATCATTGCCATTTTAAATACGTATTCTTCATCTAAGTCTGTATTGAACAATTCATTTATCACAAAAGTCAATGCTACTACACTTGCTCTCACAAATGGTATTGCTGATGATATTTTGTAAGCAAAATCAATTATTGCTCCAAAGAATCCACCAACAGCAGCAAATATACTTTGTAGTGGAGACAGACTGTCTTCTTTTACATATACATTAAAATACTCTCCAAGTAAGTTTAGATATTCTTTCTGTGTTAGCTTTCTGAATTTATCCACATATATCCATCCTCCAGAACTTGTCTTTCCAGTGTTATATAACAAGTCTAAGTCTTTGTCTAACACTATGTCTATATCTAACACTCCTAATTCATCTGTTCCTACATTTGAAATTCCAGACCATATTATGAATGGTTGTGGAAACTTCATAATACTCGAAGCCCTACTGTTTGCATCTGGTGACTGGTCTACATTATATCTTTCAAACTGGTGATTATCACTGTCATCTATGAATGATGATTTTACTGTACCACTGTAATATTCTGTTCCTACAACAGCTATCCTGTTGAATCCTATATCAATCTCATCTATCTTTTCATAGTCAGTTCTGTCCATAAACGTACTTCCAGAATACAGTATCATTGCTTTCAAAGCTTCTTTTAATTCACTGTTGTAATCTGAAGTAACATCTTCACCTCCAGATAACAATCTTATTTCTCCCCATAAACCACTGTTCTTTTTTCTGTATGTTAAATCACCATTGTCTGTTCCATAACTATCTCTTTCAGTTATTGACATGTCTTGCATCAATGGTAATTCATCGTCATATACTTCATCTTTAGGTTTGTATGGTCTGTCCTCATCTGTTGGATATTCATCTTTGTCATAAGCTAAGAATGTCATATCAAACTGTATTTCATCTACATCTTGTATTGAATCATTTAAATAGTCTGCAAAATCTTTAAATGTAGATTCTGTCAATTCATTTTTCCATTTCCAGTTTTGTCTTACATAGCTTACACCATCAGCTTCATTCGCATCTGTTATTTGTTTCAGGTCTTCATCTTCATATCCAACCATTCTCAAAACTTCTGCTATATGGTAACCTCTGTGCTCCTTGTTGAAGAAATTTCTTGAGTCGTCTGCATGTATTTCTATGTCTGTAAATAGTTCTCTATCATCTATTGTTTTTACAGCACCTATTTCTCTCATATGTCTTTCGAACTTACCTTTAAGCATTGCAAATGATATAGACTCAAGTATTATTAACATTTTTAAATCTCTAACCCTATCACCAGATGACTTAAAAGATGGTATATAGTTTGGTGGCAGTTCTTTAACTAGAGACATTCTCTATCCTTATAATGGAAAACCAAATGTTTCATATTTAGAGCTTGTATCAAATTGCGTAAACTTTGATTCATCTTGTGTATAATCACCAAACGATTTTTCTGATAGTCTATCTTCATATAATGCAATCTCTTTATTATATAACGACATATGGCTTCCAGCTTGAGCTCTTTCCAATCCTGCCATAATATATAAAGCTACAGCATCTAATAATTCTTCATCAATATCTACTTCAGCAGAATCATTATCTGTTGCAACAGGTTTTCTCATATATGTAATCACATCGTCTATAGGGTCATAGAATGTCCTGATAGCATCTATCGGTTCTTCTTGTACTATCAGTCGTTTTG